AGGATATCCCTTGCCAGCTTCAGCAGTTATTTCCGCACCATAAGCTCCAGCCTTATCGTATAGCTCGATATCGTCATAGTATACTGTCTTATCGCCTGCGTTACCAGCACCGAGAGTCACGTAGCAAGTTGTGCTAGTGGCTACGAACTCCCCCTGCATCGTAGTCATCTGTGTATCATCAGTGGCAGATAGGTTTAAGTATTGTCCAATACTTATTGTGGTACCAGCCCTGAACGTACACTCGTCATTAGTGGGAGATGGTCTACCTTTTCCTCTAAGGACGTAGGTACGGCCTATCTCTACAGTTACTGCCTGTGCTATGTACCACTGAGCATCTCTAGTTACTTTAAGTTCGCCATTCTCAACTACAGCTATTGCACCTGGATTGATATAGTCACTAAGGTCTGTATCAGAGAAGTCACCGTTTATAAATAGGTCAGCAGTTCCAACCATCGGAGATTGCCATTGGACACTGCCTCCTATGGTGTCCCAGTCTGTTCCGTCATATCCCTCGAAGACTTGATCGTCAGTGTTGAATCGGAACATGCCGGAAGCAGGAGTGCCAGGTCGTTGAGCCTCAGTACCTACAGGTATACTGGCAGCTCCGGTGTCGGAGTCCTGAGGAACAACAACACCATCATGAGGTGCTGTAGCGTTCTCGTGGTCATAGGCCCAGTTACTGGAGATAGGAGCATCCGTTACTCCGTCAACTGGGGTATCATCGATGTCGCTCTTGAGTATATAATCTCCAGCTGGTACATAAGCTACCGTCCAAGAGCCTCCGTCATACACCCTCATCTCATCAGATGTAGTGTTGAAGTACAAGGCTCCTTCGGCTAGTGGATCACCATTGTTATCCAGTGTAGGGTCACTTGCTTTAGCACCGAGGTACCTTGTATCGAAATCATCAAATGCAGCTTCAGCAGCTTGCTCACTGGCTAGTGCGTTAGCCTCAGAAGTTGCAGCGTTGGATTCACTGAGAGCAGCAGCAGCTTCGCTATCGGCAGCATTAGATTCACTAAGAGCTGCAGCAGTCTCGCTGTTACCTGCATTAGTTTCGCTGAGAGCAGCAGCTTGTTCGCTAGCTAGGGCATTACCTTCAGAGGTACTTGCAGCACTTGCAGAAGCAGCAGCAGAATCGGAGTAAGCTACACAGAGCTGTGCGTAGTACTTGGCAGAGTATTCTACCTCTCCAGGCACCGTACCACCTGTGTAGGTAGCCCACTGTTCTGCTTTGGTTTCAGAGGCAAGAGCAGCTGCAGCGGAGGCTATAGCTTCTAGCTCACTATCTCTAGCAGCTTGTGCTCTATCCTTCGCAGTGTATTGGATAACAGTTACACCATCTGCTCTAGTAGACACACCTTCTGTACCGCTAGCATGTCCCTCAGCTTCTAGTGCGTTAGCTCTGGCAGAGTACTCATCAGGATGCTCAATAGGCTTAGGTTCATCACCTTGGTCGTTATTAGCCCACTTATAGGCATCGTTAGCAACCGTCTGTATAGTATCGATCTCGCCCTGTACTAAATCAAACGCAGAGTCAGTCTCATCAGTTACCTGATTGACGTTCTTCCCTTGAGCTAGCGTACCGTCAATAACTTCAAGCCCTGTCTTTGTGAAGTATCTATTTGACATTTAGCTTTCCTTGTATCAAATTAATTAGTCTCTTGTATCTACTTCTTTGTCTTTGGTAATCTTCTCGTATGTTGCTTCCTCGAGAGCTTTACCAGCCTCTGCAAGTACTCTTGTCGCTGAGGCTACTGACATGACCATAGGCTCATCGTCAGAGTCGAAGAGGGTGGCAGTAGGGGAGAGGTTATATCGTGCAGTGTCGATGAATATAAGCATGTTCAGAAGGATGTCTCGTCTGATCCTAGACTTGAAGGTTCCTTCCGGTATGTTCACAACGATGTAACCGCTGATCTTATTTGTATATTCCTCTGCGTTCTTCTCCTTGTCCTTCTCTTTCTTCTTCTCCTTAAGCTCCTCTCCTTCATATCCGTAGAGAGGATCAGTCTTTCTCTTCTCTTCTATATCCTTGATCTCCAGCACCTTAAGTACCAGAGGCTCTAAGAAATCTATGTTGTCTATAATATCGTTGAACCTTTCGTGAGTATGGTACTCCATCTCTGCAGTGTCAAGACCCCAATAGGATATCATCCTAAGGTCTGGCTCGAACTGAGCGAAGTCTTCCTCTGGTAGATAGGCACCAAAATCATCTACAATAACTAGACGGTCATCAGGGACTACACATATACGCTCGTACATCCCTGGCTTTATCTTACTCTTGTTATTCATTCCGCACCTACACTATTGGTTGTCCAGCTTGTTTACTCATCTTCTCTCTAATAGCTACAGCCCTTTCTTTAGAGAACCGCACCTCAGTATCCCAAGGGACATGGATCAAGGATTCATCATCCAGGGCAAAGAACCTGAAGTTACCTTCCATCCCATCTCCTACTACATTCTTTAAAGTCTTGAAGAATCTCCTTCCATGTAATCTATATTTCACTTTGTACTTTTGCATGGTTCCTCCTTATAGAACTCTCATGATATACAAGCAAGTGAGAAAGTTAGGTCTATTCTCTGTATTGCCTGTCCTTCCTGAAGTCTCTGCAGTACCTGATGTAGTTGTCTCAACACCAAGGCCTCCTGCACCTGATGTGAATGCTCCTATGTTTACTGAGTGGGAGTGGCCCCAGCCAGAGCCAGAACTGCCTGTGTTAGTGTTGACATCATCAGAGAAAGACCGAGAACCATAGTCAAAATCCCAACCACCAGAAGATTTACCCATCTGGCTATGTGTATGACTACCGTTGTAGTTAGATGATAAACCTGTAGAGCTGGTTCCAGTAGATGGTGGATCAACTGAGTGAGTATGATCTCCCATATCGTGGGTATGAGCAGGACCGTAGTGTTGATGACTATCAGTATTTACACCACCAGTTACTCCAGCTGCAGTGTCTCCCATTAAGAAGATATCACTTGTAAGGTTAGGGAGGTATCTTCCAGCTCCGTTGAATATAGGAGAAGCTGTCAGGTTAAGAGCTGAGCCATCACACACATAGAACCCATCGATATTCAGAAGGGCATTAACAGTAGCTACATCGTTGCCTAGTACACTAGTAAAGGTACCGTTGCTTCCATCTCCGAAGTAACCTCCAATGAACGGTACAATAGCTCCTACGGGGATACCTGTTACCGAGGCTCCTGTACCTGGCTGGACCCAAGTGGACCCGTTGTACCCCTCGAAGTCACCTGAGGTAGTATTGAACCTGAGGTTACCTGTACTGGGAATAGCTGGTCTTTCCACCGTAGTTCCTGCGGGGATTCCTGCAGCACCTGTATCGCCATCGTTCTTAAGGATAGCATCCAGGGTGTTGATGTAGTCGTACTGATCTGAACCCTCTTGAGCTACCCTAGCTACTTGTGTATCTCCTTCCGCTTCTACTTGAGCTTGGTATGTACCTGCTAAGTTAGCGTAGTACTTTGCGGAGTAGTCTAGTGCATTAACTCCATCGTTGATCTGATTAGTAGGCTCAGTGGCCCAGGCATTAGCGAAGTCTCTAGCAGTTTCTGCTCCTGTCTTTGCAGCTTCAGCATCGTCTTTATACCCTTCTACTGTGGTCTCTATTCCGAATATGTTACTCTCTGAAGTTGCAGCATTACTAGCTGAGGTAGCAGCTTTGGCTGCATAGTGTTTCGCAGAGTATAATCCAGAGCCTGTTATTACTTCGCTGTCCTCTGCCTCTTCTGCCCATACCTTTGCCGAAGCATTAGTAATACCAGGGTCACCAGTTCCCTTAATAGCCTCAGCCCAGTCTTCTGCATCCTGAGCGGAGCCAGCAGCTGCAGTCTCACTATTACCTGCATTAGTCTCGCTAGTCGAAGCAGCAAGTGCAGCAGCAGCAGCATCCTCTGCCTCTTTCTTAGCTGACTGATCACCAGTAGGTACCCCATCGTTATCTGTAGGTGTACCTATGGCCCAATCTTCAGCTAATGTAGCCCAGTGTTTCGCAGAGTACTTACCAATAGTAACTGGATCGTATGGATCGTTCTCTGCCCAGGCTTCACCCCTACCAGATAGTGCAGCAATATCCTGTTCAGCTACATCGAATGCAGCATCAGTCTCGGTGAGAAAGGCATTAACATCACTAGCTTTAGCAGTCTCGCCATCAGTTACTGATAGTCCTGTCGGATCAAAATATGTTCCCATTATATCCCCAGAATGTTTCTCAGATACATTTACATGAACCTGCTACCGTTGGCATAGTCTACAACCATGTTGTGGTATGTGTGTGGCTCATGGTGTTTACTAGAGGTAGCTATTTCTATACTCATGTTGACACCGTATCCGTTTAAATACAGCATTGGGTTACTGATAATAGCACCACCCCAGATGAAGTCACCCCAGATCGAAGCTCCCCAGACACCACCCTGTCCAGCTGTTTGAATCTCCCTCTGTATAGAGGACATCAAAGCGGAACTTGAGTAGTTGTAGTCTGACCGGATTTCGAATACCATCTTGTTCGCGGAGGTAATCTCAAAGAGGACACGATAGAATCTCTTCCACAATCTCGGGGTACCGTAGTGGTAGTAAGCTGTCTTCATAGAGGTCTCGATGATCTCTCCATCGAAAGATGCCCCTGTCTCTAGCTTGTATACGTGCCCATCAGCACCAGCAGCTACGATGAATATGTTACCGTCTGCATCTTCATCCTCATGGAACCTGCTCATTACTACAGGGTATTCAGCTAGGGTTACTCCTTTTACTTTCTTCTCACTGAAAGTGTAGATGATGATCTTAGTGGATTCAGTAGCAGTATCGTGAAAGTGTACTCTGTACTGTGACTTCTTCCTCTGTACAAAAGCTCCTACAAACGAGGTTTTGTAAAGCTGATAAGTGATATGAGCTTTCTTCTTAAGATCACCCATTGCGAAGTCACCAGCTGCATCTACCTGAGTCATGCTAGTAGGACCACGATCATCGCAGAAGTACAGATCGCCCAAGAGACTTGCTATAGAGTGCTCGTATGCACCAGCTGAAGTAGAGAAGTCCTCTACACTGAACGGGTAATCAATCGTTGCAGTAGTAGGTGGCTGAGCTTTCAGAAGCTTGATAGTCTCGTCCATAGTGACTGCCATCGTATCGCCAGGAGCAACTTCTGCGTTAGTTATCTCGTCACCGAAGAATATTTCTCCTGCTCCAAACTCTGCAGACCACTGGGTAGGATCACCAGGAGCTGAGTAGAACATGTGTCCGTTCGGATACACTAGCCACAATCTATCCTTGAATAGAACTACGTGGGTAGGGTTGTCAGTTATACCGTCAGGTCCAGCTATGAACCCTAGAGGCTCTGTATTACTGTAATAGAATATACCAGGCTGGTTAGCTACGAAGTACATAGTGTGAGTATTCGGAGCACCACCAGGGAAGTAAGCAAAACGTCCATCAGTGAAGTCAACATCTGATCCTGCCCCTACAGATACTAGGGAGGCTGCAGCTGAAGTCTTGAACAGCTCTGTAACGTAGCTGTCTAATGTAACAGTCTCTCCTGTACCAAGTGTACCTGTAGCTACTGTGACTATTGCTGCTCCTATTGCTTGGTCTGCAGGAGTACCAGAAGTGTAGTCACCAGTGTTTATAGTGACGAACTCTATTGTACCTGTAGCTCCACCTGAAGCAGTCCATGCCTCTCCACTCCTTGAGATAAGGTCAGTGCTTGGTATAGTTCCTTCGATGTAGGGTACGGTATATCTGGTGTTAGTCAACTCTGCCCACCCTGAGGCACTCTCTTCGAAGATACCTCCAGAAGCACCACCAGTCTTGTCTCTTACTCCGTATGCCTTACCTTGATAGATGTGTACATCTCGTACACCGTTCTGGCACTGGTCTGGTGTCTCTTCAAGTTCCGTTATCAAAGCTCTAGCAGTCTCTCTATCTGCATCATCAGCGTTGAATACGTAGTATCTGTAGTCACTGAAAGGGTAGTCCATCGTGTATGCAAACTCTACAGTAGATTTCCACCTAGCTACGTTACTAAGACGGAGGGTATCTACATACAAGTCTTTATCAGAGTTGTCACCATCTCCTATTACCAGATCACTAGCTGCATGTACCCCTGCTCCAGTAGAGGTGAAGCTATCTACGTTACCGTTCAGCCCTATGTACACATCGCAAGTAGTTGCGCTAGGCTCTACGACTACAGAGAGGAAGTACCATCTACCTGAGTTAGCCAGGGAGGTACCAACGAACTCCTCTACACCAGATGAGGTAGTAAGGTATACGTGAGTGATTCCTTCCTCTAAAGTGATTTTGATGACACCTGAGATTTCTGCGACAACAACTGTGGATAAGAAGATGTCGTTTGTTTGGACAACTCCATCGAGAGTATAGACTTCAGTCGCGAAGTCAATAGGCTCATCAGATAGATCACAGGTCCAGTTACAAGAGACCAAGTTGTTGAAATACCAACTTCCTTCTCCGAATTGCAGACGTGCCGAGGAGTAGCTAAGATTACTCTGTGTAGTAACTCGATCCGACTCTGATTTATCCGTGATGTCTTCACTGGTTTGTGATTCAAGTAGTACGATTGCGTAAGCATCATTACCCTCGTCCTCAAGGAACTCCACTGGTACGTCTGATGGAGAAGACTGACCATCGTATCTTTCGTATCCTTCGACTGAGCTGTATCCGTGAAAGGCACCATCTATCTCCTCATAATTATAGCACTGGAATAGATCACCAGCACCAAGTTCAAGGTTAGTGATACCTTCATTGACTCCTCCAGTATATACTACTGTCTTACTGTTAGTTCGAGGAAAGGATATATTGTTCCTTCTTCTCATAATTAACCCCAGTATCGTCTAGCTTTATAGATAGGTCTCTTCTTGATTGTCTTTGCAGGTACCTGAGACCTCATCAGTTTGTTCTCGAGTATGTCAGCTTTATAGCTATGTCTCTCGTAGATAGAAGGGTTCCCAACGTAAGATGCCAAGTCTTCCAGAGCTTTCCATACTATCAAGTAGTGGAACTCCTCAGGTAGAAGAGGTATATCTGTGTTGTTGGTAAGTATCTGAGGAGTCCTGTAGTAGGATGCCTCAATATCTGCCTGGGCTAGAGGAGTAGGCAGTACTAAGCCAGCAGTACGAAACTCTTTGACAGCAAAGATACCTGTACCTTTCTCATCCCAGGTGTCCTTCTCTAGCAAGTAAGTCTCATAACTGATCTCTTCGATCTGCTCACCGTCCCGAAGGAAGGAAGAACGGTCCCACTTGGCTACTCCGAAGTCGTTGCTGAGACCATCCATGATATCGTCATTGCTGTAGAAATGCTGGCCTATATCAGTAGTGAGTGTAGCTCTCTCCCACATAAACTTCCAGTCTTCCCTCTGATTCTGCAGGTCTACCCATGAAGACCGTATAGCCTCAGTAAGATACTCAGTGAAGTCTCCAGAATCAACACTGGAAATCCTTCCCTGGAATCCTGAGTGAATCCTTACTTTAGTTGCGAGTTCTCTGAAATTCATTTAGAACCTCCGTAGAATTTATCCTTTACTATTATTTCAGTAACGAGAAGGAGGGATGGGTAGGACAAAGAAAAACCCCCAGCAACCGCTAGGATCACTGGGGGTTTGCGCTAGTTTAGACTAGCTGCTGCTTAAGGATTACAGTAGAGTTCTGCAAGAGCCTCGGGCTGAATGACTTCGCGCCCGTACAGCAGGAGTAAACGCCAGAGGTCTTCGAACTGATCCTGACTACGGACAGTCTCAGACTTGTTGATCTGGCTTGCGAAAGTGGTAGCGTTCTTCACACCAGCAAATACGTGGTACTTAAGACCAGTATCAGAGGAGGTCGGTACCAAGTTAGACTTGTATACCTTGAAGCTATCGATCTCGCCAATGAGACCAGTGCGGAGAACCGACTTGCCATCACCAGTGATGTTAGCTGCTTTGAGATCAGACTTCTTCAACATAGCAGCATACCAGTTGGGGATGACTACGAAACGGTTTTCATCCGGTACGTTGTGCTCGGACAGTACAGCACCGAGATCAACGATCTTGTCGGTGGCGTTAGCAGCCGTAATGGTGATTGCACCTGCGGTTTCTCCCAAGTTGAAGGAAGCAGAAACTACGCCAGCAGCGGTTCCAAGGTTACCCGAGGAAGCTGCATTGATGTCGTTTCCATCAATACCTTCACGAGCACCAGCAAACGCTTTACCTTTCATGTAGGTAAGGATTGCAGAGTCGGTGTCGATCTTGGCAGACAGAGCTGCACGTTCTGCGAAGATGCTCATCAGCTGCAGGTCAGACTGTACAGCGTCAACATCGTCTACTTTAAACGCAACGTATTTAGCCTGATCGATGTTCAGGGTACGAGCGTCTTCGCCAGGAGTGGCGTAGTTGATCGGAGTACCAACAGCATAGGTACCTACAGTAACGTAAGTAGGAGCTACGCGAACCTGTACTTGATCGCCTTTGTTTTTAATCTCGCCTTCGTAATCGTTGTTACAGATTTCGTTGGCTACACACATCTCAGTGAAAAGACGCATGACTTTACTGGAGAACAGCAAAGGATTATATTGAATGGTTCCATCAGAACCGTATCGTGCGCTAGCAGGACCAGCCATGTTAATTACCTCTTATTTGTGAAAATGGGTTATCGCACCTTAAAACTACGTAGCGGAGGTGCGTCTGCGTGAATTTTACCTTCCATTGAAGCCTTGAATATCCGAGCCTCCATAGCTTCCGGTACAGATGAATCATACTTGTACTTTCCAGCCATGACTTCTTTCTCGTACTTATTGATCTCGGACTGCTTGATCCAGCCATCCTTGCTCTCTTTAATCTGCTTAGTAGAAGAATCTCCTTTGGTCCCAGTGGGGCCAGCGTAAGCATCAGTTGAATCAGGGAACTTGGCGTCCTTCTTAACTGTATCTAGCGTTGCCTTCTGAGCTTTGTACTCATCAAAAAACTGAGCGACTCTCACGTAATCTCCGCGAGATTGATCGCTACGAAGGGTTGCAAGTCTTTCGATACCGTAGTCATCTTCTTGACGTAGCCATTCGTTGAACTCTGGGTCTTTGTTCATATCATCTAAATCAGGTACTAATCGATTCAGGTTATCCATGAACTCCGTTGAGTTAGCAACTTTGTAGTCTTCGGCTTTCTCTTCAAAGTCAGAAGCTTCCTTAACCTCACTGGACCTCTTAATCTCTCTCAGTTCTTTCTGTAAGTTCTCAATGATCTTAGCAGCATCTTCCCCGAGGATATCTCGTTGGTCCTCATCAAGCGTTGTTTCGCGCTCATCGAGCTTTGCTTGGAGTTCGGTCTTGGCCTTCTGTAAGTTGGCAACGTACTTGTTAAGCCTACCAACTTCACCACGTAAGTCAAAAATGGTACGGTCAGTCTTGCCTTTGTAACGGTTAGCTCGGTGCTCTAACTCTGCATATTCTCTACGCAGTTTAGCAAGCTCACCACTATCGGGCTGAGTATGTTCATCAGTGGTTACTGTCTCAAAAGGATCATCCGTCAATGTCTCAGTTGGCTCAGTAGACTGATCAGGATCGGTAACTTCATCGTCACCCAATACTTGTTTCTCCTGTTCGGCAGCATCTCCGTAGATTTCTGCCTCCATCCTAGCTATATCCTCATCTAACTTGGACAGTCTTTGCTTCTGTTGTAGCCCATCACTCATGTTGTCTCCTCTCGCGGTCCCACCGTACTAGCTTCCACTGTGATCTCACTACGCCCTCGGCAGGTTGTAGTTAAGGACAGATGAGTTCTTCCGGTTGGGGGCGATCCAAATAAAATTAATAACTAGGTTAATAAAACCCATACCAAAATTAACACACAAGTTAATCTTTCTTTATTACTATATCATTTAGATTGCTTAGTTATGTCTTCCATGAAGTCAAGTAACCCCTGGAATTTACCTTGTATAAACCTATGATCCGTCTGGGTTGTAGCACATCTAGTCATAGCTTCTTCAAGGTGTACTTGGAGGAGAGCTACGATTGCCTCGTATTTCCCCTCCCGACACATACCTTTAAGTCTCTTCAGTTCTTCTTTGCTCAGCCTCTCTTTGGGCATTTCTTAAATCCTCCCGCTCTTTCTGATTCATCTTAACAGTCTCGATAGCTACCTTAGTAGAAGCAGTCCTCCTGCTGTCCTCGAGTTTACCCGCTTCTCTACGAGCACTGTCTATGTTCCTCTGCTCCAGTTCGACCAGTTTGATCTGACGGTCTTTCTCCTGCTGGTCAAGCTTAGCCTGGAGTTCTTGCATCTTGGTCTCCAGGGTCTGCTGGTGCATCTGCATCTGACCTTGTACCTGGGTCTCTGTAGCCTTGAGTCCTACATCAGACTTCTGACTCTGAGCGTCTATCATCTTCTGCTCATTAGCATCATCTTTGGCCTGACGTTCTTTAAGCTCGAGCCTATCAGGTATAACATCCTCAGGCAAGTTAACGTCTTTAAACAGCTCTCTCAGTAGGATACCTCTACCTTCGTAACCCATAACCTTGATGTCCTGCGGGTTAGAAGTTACCTGGAGAAGTTCCTTACGTAGCTGCTGCTGAGCTGCTTTAATGGTAATGTTCTCGACAGCTTTTACAGTTACGTTCAGGTCACCGTTCCACTTGAATGCAGGTTCCTCTGTCTCGTACTGTGACAGTAAGTACAGGTAGGACTGGAACTCTACTCTAGGTACAATCAATCCCCTGGCTATATTCATTACTGCCGATTTGATTCCTTTAGAAGCACTTTCAAGCAGCATCGACAATCCTGAAGCAGTCTGTCCAGCTCCTCCAGTTCGCTCGTTTCCATAGGCGTATCGGGGAACTCCTGTAACGTCATCAGCCTTGACCTCAAAAGCTTCGTATACAGCAAGTAGTTCTTGAGCGTTTGAAGGTGCGATAAAATACTCAACTGGTTTCCCTCCGTTACCTTGTGGATCACTACGGAACTGCCATATCTTGAATGGCTCTTGATCTTCTATATCTCCATCGTCAGCTAGGCGATCTACTAAGATAGCCATCTGAGGACCGGATGCCATACCCATGTTGTCAGCTAATGCCCTGGCTGCAGCATTACACATACCCTGGATATCTCTCATCAGGTTAGGTAATGATCTACCCCAGATCGATCCGTTACGTGGGTGAAAGCAAGCTGCATAGTAGGGCCTACGTTTCAGTGGGTCCTTGTTGATACGGAGCTTAATGATCTTACCAGTGATCATCATAGCTTCTACTTCAACGTGTTCCCAGTTAGACCTACCTACCAACTCTATATCTTGAAGACCGAACTCTATTAACTTACCTACAGGTACTGATCCCCAGAAGTGGAGACCGTGGTAGATGTCTGTGTTGCTGTAGGTTTGACTGCCCCTCTTTTCTATTCTAGCTTTATCTTCCTCTATATCGGAGGACAGCCAGAATGGAAGTCCGGTCTTCTCGTTCTCTAGTATCTCTATGATGTCTACTGTTCTGAATCCTGTAGCAGCTTCGTCAAGTTTAGCAAAGGATGCAAGCTCTTTAGCAGTGATCCTAATGTGCTCGATGAAGTCACCATCGTAGATGTTGTTAGCCCCTGGAGAAGGATAAGCATCCAGTGGGTTAACCCTGTAGTCTTTATATACCTTTGTTTCTTTAGTCTTAGGTACGCCCATATCCCAGTACAGCTCTTCGTCATGAGCAGTAATAGGACCCTTCATAAAAGCAGTAGGGAACGTAGTGAAGTCATCAATAAACTCATTGAGTCTATCTTCAAACTTACTGTCTGACATCTGCTGCTTGATCTCTTTGTCCAGCTTCTTTACATTATGGTTAGCTACTTTGTGGATTTCTCCAAGGATGCTTTCCTCAACATCTCTCTTGAGCTTAGCGATTTCCTTAAGTTTCTTTGACACAATGAGTGCTGATGCAGGTAGCTTGTTGGCTTTCTGCTGTTGCTCCATCTGGGCTTGCATTTGCTGCTGCTGCTCAGGGGACATTTGTTGCATCTCAGCTTCAGACGGTCCTTGGGGTTTCTCTCCACCACCCTGAGCCTTCTGTTGCATTTCGGCATATTTTTCTTCGATCTCTTTCGATAGTCTCTCTTCGTCTTCGAGCAATGCCTCATAGATCATCTCCTTTATTGCTGCAGGTATCTCTTCCTTGTAGCTAGTGATGATATCAAATGGATCGGAGTTGGCTGGCATTACTATGTCTTTGATCCAAGACTTAGCAGCTCTCTGCTTGGTAGCGGTGATGTTCATGTAGATGTTAGAACCGTTCAAGTCATCAAGCTCTAACTCTCTATACATACCAGCAACTTGATACAGGTCATCGATCATGTCCTGTTCGATACCGGACTCCCTTCGAGCATTCTTGTTAGTCTCGAAAGAGCTAAGAACGTGAGCAGCTAATATGTCAAGGTCTTCCTCAGGTTGCGAAGTTAACTCTGCCTCCAGAGCTTCAGCTTCCTTCTGCTCACCAATCTGTTCGTCCAGTACTTGCTGTGCTGATTTGACTGCGATTCCTGGCTGATTGCCAAGAAGATCACTCATTTCCCTCATGGTTTTTCCTCTATGTAAAAATGTATCTGAGATACAAAACAGGGACCACACTGCTCGACTGAGGAGGAGGCAGTCGTAGGAGGATTAGCAATGAAGTCCCTGTAAATTCTTTCTATACTATTATTTCACCTTGCAAACCCAGGAACTCTTCTCCTCTTCTTTACGACCCTTCTCTTCGTAGTGTTGATAGTGTTGACCTCGTTCAGTTCCTCCGCGAATGTAAAGGTCAAGGCATCAGCTCTATCTGGTGACGGTATGCCTTGAGCCTTCATATCTTTCTTAGCGGTTAATAGGTACGCAAGCTTCCCGTTGTACCCATACGTCTGACTTATTATATGATCCCTCAGTGTGGTATCGTAGGGGATATCTACATCTCCACCTAGCCACTTCTTCATGCTACCCCAGAGGTGTGCTCTGACGTTGGCATACTCGTTAGGTCTGGTACTGGGTAGGGATACATTTAGGGGTCGAATAACTGACTTTAGCCCAGGAAGCCTACGGGCTGCATCGTAGGGAGAAGCCCCCACCCCATGAGCATCTATGAACACTACCTTATGATTATGTACCCTCCAGTAGTCTAGTAACTTATCAGCTACCTCAGGTCCATCCAGTCCGTTGTATACCGTTACGTCCATTAGCTTAGGACCTTGACGAGTGATAAAGACAGTCTCATCGTCACCCTTCCTGGCTATATCCACACCGCATATCTTAGGAAACTGCTTAACTTCACCAGCCATGATCTGCTTATCCATAGCGTTTTCTACTATGTCGGTAGGTACGAACTGGTCGATAGAGGTACGTGGGAACTGCCCCAGGATACGAACACGGTACTGATCACTGTCCTTACCGTAAGTGTTGATCATCTCCTTGATGAAGTTCTCGCGGATATGTGGACAGTCATAGGCAGAGAAGAACATGGTTGACCAGTCAGAGTCACCCTTGTCCTTCATCCTGTGGAAGATATCAAAGAACCTACCGGATGATCTGGTGGGGTTGGAAGTCAACACAAACCTGCCTATACCAGTAGACAGTGTACCTTGAAGTACATCGAAGACATCCTCACTTATTGCCGAAGCTTCGTCCCCTAAGATCACATAGTTCTCCGAGTGACCACCTTGAAGAGATTCCTCGTTCTCTGCACTGGCAGTGACTATGTTCGCGATCTGTACACCTTTCTTTGTGTTTAGTACAATCCTTTCTCTTGTCACAGTGAAGAGGTCTGCCCACTGTGCATCCATCTTTGCTAACCATTTCCTTGCCTCTGCATTGAAGACACGGTTTAACTGCTGGAACGATGGTGAAGTGATAAGTATCCTGCAATCTATCTTACACAACAGTAACATATATGTTAGCCAGACAAGAGCAGTAGTCTTACCCGCACCTGTACATGAGCTAACTGCTACCCTGGAATCTTCTTCCCAGACCCTCCTGATAAGCTCGGCTTGCTGCTTAGTAGGCCAGACACCAAAGAGGATAAAGACTCCTTGTACTGGGTCCTTATCTATCTCTGCTATCAACTGCCTGGTCTTAGCCGATACGTCTAAGTCACCCTGTAATGTATAGCCATGTGAGAACTCCAGGCTTTCAGGATCAACGTATTCTTCCTTCTGTTCCACCGACATATAGTCACCCTCCTCGGTTCGACTTACAGACCGTAGATCATCTCTATGGCTGTATACAAGTCCTCACCCGAAGTAACCCTCCGTACAGACCCTTCGGTTGTGAGGCACATAAAGTCATCGTGTTGAGCTTGTTTAATGTGAGCAGACAGGTCAGGCTGAATCATTACCCACTCGGGTATCTTAGCTCCCCTTACCACTCTCTCTACTTTAGAAATACACGCTTCCTTAATAAGCTTCTTTGCTTTCATCATCCTCATCTTCAATCTCCTCGTTTTCTTCATACAGTTCATGTAGTTCTGGAGGCTTAGCTACTTGTGCTCGAGCTAGCATACCGTCCAGTACATCGTCAGCTGAGATGTCGGTTCTTTCTATCTTAAGGGCATAGTTACCCTCCATCTTGTTTACCTGATCCAGTAGCTTAATGATGTAGCTCTTGTTCTTTGGGTTACCTTCTTCACGTAGCTGTTCGATCATCTCTAAGTGCATCTCTAAGATACGATCCTTATTGATCTCCCTGTACTCATGCTTCTCCTGCTGGACTCTCCTGATCTCCTCTTGTATGTTTGCTTTACGCTTGAGCATCTCACTGCGGAGGAGACAGTTAGAAGTGTATACGTCCTCGTGTCCCTTCTCGATACCACAGTCAAGACCACTCCTGATTAAGGCATCTATAGAGTTACCAGTAGATACATAGAAGGCACAGTAAAGCATTTCCTCTGTGGTTAAGGCAGAGTCAGGTCTACTTAACTTATCGAAGAACTCCTTATTGATATCCTTCTCTGGTAGGTTCTCATTGTAGTACTTGGGGATGAGAGCCTTAGAAGCTAAGAAGGCTAAGTAGTCCTTACGAAACCTCTGCTGTATGACTTGTACTTTCTTCTTGGTTATACCCAGGGAATCAGCTATCTGTTGCTGTGAGTGATTACGGACAGTTAGTTCTAACACAGGACCGAGATACTCTTCCTTTGGTTGGTACAGTTCCTTCATGATTTCCTCCATGTTTATCTTCTTGTCTACATTACTATATCATTGGGTAGACCTGAGAGTGA